ACGTATTCCATAATAACTATTACCCGCAATTGATGCTTTCGTATTGGGGAAGGCATATGGACCAACAATACTATTTGAGGAAACAATAGTGTTTCTTCCAGCGATAGAAACACCAGCGGCGAGCGAAGTCACATTCATGTTAGCAGCACTGTCGATCTCACAGAAGTTCGTACTAACTATATTATTTGCCCCATAAGAACGTATGCACATCCCCCCTCCCTCTTGATAATACCCAGCAAATTTGACCACGTTTCCTGTTATGCTAGAAGATCCTTCGTCGGAGTCAATTCCCACTTTCCCGAACCAAGGGGTGGGATCTGTCTGTACCTCGATACCGTCCCTCCCAGAATATGTGATAGTATTGCCTGTTACAACATGACCCTTTCCCCTCAAAAATACGGCGGAGTTTATTGTATTCTCGATAAGATTGTTTGAAACATTCCATCTATTACCAACACTTCCTGTATTTACTGCGCTCATTGCGTTTTTGACCGAATTGTTTGTAAATGTACAATCGTCAAGCAAACCATTTCCATAAACTGCATCACCCATTTTCCCATCGGTTATTCCCGACGAAGTAGAGAAGGTACAGTTTCTTATGTCGATTCTTCTTTGTTTCTCGGACCCAGCTGCAATAACACCATAGACAATATCTAACATCCTGCAGTTATCTAAAGTGATATCGTTGCTGTTTGTCAACTTCATAAATGCTGTTGGTACTCCATTACGAGCAAATTTCACAGGGTCCAGTGGCACTTCGAAATCTGCGCGAATCGTCGGATTAGGTGTAACACTGAAGTGTCCATCATAAGAAAGTCCATCGAAAAAGTTCACCGCTACTTCAACTCTATCGTCTTTCATCTCCATGTTGTCGAAGGAGCATCTCGTGCAGTTCGTCAACTCGAACACTGGCCAATATGTGAGGGGAGAACCAACCAGGTTAGGATTGCCGTTTCCTCGAGTAAACACTCCATTAGTAAATCGAATCCCATCGAGATTGGTCAAGTTTATTGTCTCGTCACAACCATAAGTGTGTCCGCCGAGATCTACAACATGGTCTTCGGCCAAGGTGAGATCCAACGTTAACATAAATGTGTTGATGTCCGACGTGTTCCCCATAGCGATGACGCCAAAAAGTAGTGTCGTCGGAAATGGTATGATATGTTTAACCCTGTCGGTGCGAGAAAAAACAGTTCCATCATAAACTGCTGTCCAAAGGTTATCCATGTTGGAGTTAATTTTTCCTGCTGCTGCGCGCAGAGTGTCTCCTGTGCCATCGTTGGCAACAGTTCCCACATTCAAGGTTTGTTTATCTGGCATTATCTGCTCCTTTTAGTTTATTGGCAGTGAACACTTTTCGGTTTTTCAATGCCTTTATCAATCCGCTGGTTTCTTTCTTGTCGAGTAGTTTGAATGGTTTGCGTATCTGGTCGTCGACAACAGCACTCCGTCTACCTCCTGTTGGTGAGGGAATAAATTCTGCGCTTGATGGTGGAGAAACCTCTTCGATCTTCTCGACAGACTCTAACCACTTACGCACAAAACTTTCTTCGCTCATCTGGACGATAACATAGTTGGTACCCAGATGTGTTATGGTTCCCACTTCGTCAGACTCTTTGACAATCACTTGGTCCCCCAACTCAAACAGTTCGCCCCTAACAAACTTCTCTCTTCTTTCTGAGACCGTTTCCAATTCAACGTGTCGGGAGAATACGCTCGTCTCTTTAATGCCCATTCCAGCGCGCACATCTGCATAGACTTTCTTGGCGTCTTTGGTGTTCAGACTTCCCAAACCCTGAGAGAAATTAGCAAAGTTATTTGCAGCTGCAAACTCTCTCATCTTCGAAGCAGACATACCATCAATCCCATCAGAGTCTGGATCTCTCTCACCAGCAGAAATGATATTTATTGACTGGAAGTTGAAGAAACCGTGGTTGCCCTTGACGCCGTTGTATTTATCTAATAGTGTTTTGAATTCACGGACACGATCAGAACCTACGACCATAGAAACGCTTCGAAACCCCTGATCGTACAAATACGATGCTGCATCAAAAGGAGTGCGCACCTTCTTATTTATCATCACTCTGCGGGCATGGCGCGGAAACATTTTGCGCACGTGCTTCACCTTATTGGTGTATGTGAGTGGATTCTTCTTTTCATCTTGGGACTGCGACAAGAATATGAAGTATTGATTCTTTCCTGCATTCTTAGCGAGTTTGTCTAGGACTTTCTCATGTCCAATGGTTGGTGGATTCATTCTACCAAAGGTGAAGAATGCCACCTTATCCTCTTCAACAAGGTAGTCTTTAAATGATATTGGCATTTCTACTAGTCTTCCTCGGTCTTGCTTGCGTTCTTGCGGTCTCTATCTTGTTTTCTCACTACAGGAATCAACTTCTTCGCCAACCTTTGTATAAGTGCCGTCTTCTTTGTCAGTCTTTTTTCAATTTCGGCACGGCGAGAGAAACCCAAATCTGATTTACTCTGCCCTTTGGTCAATTTCTTCAGTACAGTCAGTCTTGCTTTACGCATGGCGCGTTTCTTGACCACGTCCATGGTCGGAGTTCGGCGAGCAGCACGTTCACGCCCAATCTTAATTCGGTTCTTCATCTTCTTCATTCGAATAGATGCTTGGATTCTTTGGGCATGTGTGAGTGCTTCGGTGGTCTGTTCGACCTCTCCGCTGTCTACAAACTCCTTCAGTGTCTTCGCCATGCTACTTCCTGTTGTTATTCTCCCAACCTTTGAGGATATCTGGAGAGAAATTATTGTACGAAAATTCCATACGGTTGACTAGTTTAACAGCACTGCTCCCGAGTTTGTCTATAACCACAAACCCTTCCTGACCAGTTACTTTGTACCCTTTCTTCGTGCGTACAAACGCGCTGATTCCTGCCAACTTACTCATTCTATTTATAAGGATCAATTTCGCTAATACTAATTTCTTTTGTAATTCGAACATCTGAATTAGCGCAGCGGTATTGCTCTTCGAAAAGAACCTCAACAACAAGGACAACTTCTTCTGCTGTACCTTCTTGCCTTTTTCTGATTTCCTCTTGTCGATCTCTTTGGTATACTTAGTATTCAACCAACTCTGTAGGTGGAGGACATGTATCTTGGAATCGGGCAGCATCTCGCCCTTTCGGACATAGGTGTTGTTGAACTGCTCGATCAATTGGGGCAACTCAGGGTGCACCTCCAACTCTCGCAATACGCCAGATGATATTCTTTTAAAGATCTTCCCTGCGTCACTGAGGTATGCGTCAACCTTCTTGGTGTTAGCAGAAGTCATAGTCGCTGTGTCGCTAAAATCACGCAGCATAGCATCCTGTGACCAAACCTTTCTTGATTTCTTCCACCTCTTGACGTCGACTCCGTATGACGCAGACATATTCTCGAATGAGTCTCCTTTGTATGTGGTGTGCCACACGATACCGATCTGCGCATCGCGCACTGACTTTGCTCCTGGATCCTTATATGGAATTGCGTACACAAGTGTGTTCTGGTGGAACGTAGTATACCTCTGCCCGTCAATCTTCTTTGTCTCAACGTCATCGGCACTGAACATGAAGTCGCCTTGTATGACACCCTTAATGCCGAGTGCAGGCAGCAACTCTAGGGCAGCATTCATCTTCTTGTTGAGGTCACCCGAGGTGTCTGCATCAACGTCTGCTTGAGTCTTATAAACTTTTGGATTCTTGTTGAAGATTCCTTTCTTGGCGACAAAGAACTTGCCATCCGATGGATCTGTCCCAGCGAATATTGCTGGTGCGCCATCCCACTTCACTGAGACATCACCCTTGTGATTCCCCTGAAGCATGTTGCGCAATGAGACCAGACCAGCGATTGCTTGTCGAGTCCCGTCGATTCCACCATAGAGGACTTTGTCCTCGATGTGGGTCATGTGAGTATTCTTTTCTGCCATCTACATACGCTCTATGATTGCAGCGATCTCATCGACCACCTTGGTGTCACGGATTGTTGCTTCTGTCTTCTCACGATACTTGACTGCGTTCCATCGCGCCAGTGCCGCTTCATTGTGGGCACGTGGTTCGTATCCTACAGTCAGATCGACTCCGAGTGCTTCTGCTTCTTCTAAACTCATTTTCATTTCAATTCTCCATTATCATCAAATTCTATCGTACCTTCAACCAGTCTGCGACATACCTCTTGCGAGACTGATGTGCTTCGCCTAGACACTGACGCTTTAGTGTCGTGCATCCACCGCATATTCCGCGTTCGCATTTCTGCTTCATATGCGTTATCGCGCATAGTGGCAAGTTCTTGGTTGCTAATTTCTTTCAGGTTCAACATATTCATTTCTCCTCAATTCAGACTATATTATCGCTCAATTGAGGTCCAAAAGCAAGTTCCAATAAACCTAATAGAATCAATGACTTACGGTAGGAGGCGAGAGACGCTCTCTCGCGCCCTCGAGAGGACTCCTTCGAGTCCCTTCCCCAGCGTATCTGTGACCCTCGAAACGCTCTCTCGCGTCCTCCTCGCGCCTCCCGAGAGGAGAAATGAGGAGAAATAGGGAAACCTGAATGGAATCAAGAGGTTATCAATACACCTTGCAGTACGGTCCAGACAACTCGGACTCAGATCCAGCGTAGTTGACCATGCCCGAGGTGAAACGGTCTTGGTCTTTCTTTGACATCGACTCCACCACAGAAACTAATTGGGTGCATAGTATCTTCGAAACGAACCAGTTTTGATCTTTCTTCGCCACTTCCGCATAGAAGTCATACTTCTTCATCTTCGGTGTATCTTTGCAGGCATTGTACCATTTGTAGAATAGATCAATCGTCTCTTCGTCGCGTTCCAAAAGATCGCGCTGTGGTATAAAGTTGTCGCCTGTTATATTATTAAGCAGTGCTTTGACTGGCCCACCTGACATCTTACCCATGTTGGCGTTCTTACCTTTCAACTCACCCTGCCATGTCGATCCAAACTTTCTGAACTGTGCCTTGCCACCGTCGAATATCAGATAGCAATCGCCCGAACCAAAGAACCCAGACTTACCAATGATCGCCGCCTTTTCGAATGCATACACGGGACGGTTCTTTGAGGTGTTCAACAATTTGAACGACACCGTGCCCACCGCTTTCTTCAGGGACACTCCAACTATATCTTTGCTCTTGAGGTTCTTCGCCAGCAGGTTGTTCAACTCAACCAATGTCTTTGTCTTTGTTATGTCAATCTGCTTACCCTTGGACGAGATCATCCATGTATCAGCAGGTGACCATTTGTTGAGGTTGGAGAATGGTTTGCCAGCATCCTGATTGAGTTTCTTCCAGTGCTGCTCGAGTTTGTTGACCCACGGAGAACCACGGTGGTGTACATAGTTCTTACCACTTGCTGGAAATTCTTTCTTGAGTTTCGCTGCAATTATTTTGGAGGACTCGATCCAATCATCAGGCAACTTGGTCAGTACACTCTGAATCTTGTCATCGATGATGTAGAAATTCTTGACTGCTTTGAGGTCTGCGTGGGTATACTTCTTGTTGTTATACAGTGCTGCGCTATAGACGCACTGAGCGGATTCAGTCAATGCGGTCAGGTCTGAACCTGCGCCACTACCACCACCACCTTTGATCTTGCACTCGGCAAAGAAACCACCAGTGAAGACTGTTCTGCCTACTGATGAACTGCCACCGTTCGGGTCATACTTTCCTCCATAACTCTTCAACTTCTTCGCTATGGTCTCAAGAGTAGCGATCCTGTCGCCACCCTTTGGTATGAGAACGACCAATCCTTTCCTTGTTTGGTCTTTGAAGTCCTTATACCCGCACTTGCTGTCCAATTGGATCTTCAGGTCGTCTCTTTCTTTGAATGCTGGCATGTATACTCCTCGTGATAGGTCTATTTATACAATGCCCATGCGCTGTTGCCAAATATAAGTCAACCATGCGTCATATATGGGTTGCTCTACTGATACTGCCTCGACTTCCCAAGGTGCTTCTGATTCGTTTTGCGGGTCATACCTGAACAACCTGCCATGCCAGTTGCACTCATCATCTCCTCCACCCAAGCACAATTCTCTTCGTAGAAACTGCCTTGCGTGGGCGAGTTCGTGCGCCACGGTCTTCATCTTATCAATCTTGCTGACCTTGCGGTCTGACATCTTCGATGCAATATGAATTTCTGCTTCCTTGCCATCGCCCCAGCACAATCCATAACTGTCGTTCTCGAGAGTCGGATAATATGACAGGTGTATCTCACCACGGAGTTTGGCCAGTCCTAACTGCTTGGCAGCAAAGAAAGTAAACCTCTCCAAATAGAGAGGTGTTCTACTGCAAAAGTCAATTTGCATGAGACAGTCTACTTGTCCGTTCCTAACCAGTTCTGCATAGATTGACCCATATCGTAGATCTGACGTTCTGCAGCGTTACTGAGTTGGTTCTCTATGGTCTGAGCGGTGTCTTTCGTAGCACGACTGATTATACGCTCGAGGGCATTCGGTG